AGTTCGGGGCTGTTGGTAGCGTCGGCGGCCCAAGCGCGCTGCGTGATCCGGCAGGCCGCCGCGATCACCAGCATACCTATCAATTCTGAGTCGGGCCTGGTGGCCGCCTGTGCGGCCCGTGCGCGCGTTGTCGTGCGCGGCTCGATGGAGGGCATCGTAAATGAGTGACCCGTTACTGCTGACCTTTACCAAGGCCGGCCTGGCGGCGGCGCTGCGTGCGGATAACACCGGCATCGCCATGGAGATTGCCACTGTGGTGGTCGGTACGGCGGCCTACACGCCGTCGAGCAGCCAAAAAAGCCTTGTGGCCCAGGTGGCTGAATATCCAATCATCGGCGGCGAGCGGCTGAGCGACACCATGTTGCACATCGTCGCCAATGCCGACGGCCCGCGTGCGTTCTGGATTAAGGAGCTGGGCTACAAGCTGAAAGACGGCACGTTGTTGGCGGTCTGGTCGCACCCGACTGACCCGCTGACCTTTAAGCCAGTCAATGGCGAGGTGCTGCTGGCCTACGACATTTCGTTTGCGGCGTTGCCGGCGAACAGCGTCACCATCAATAGCAGCGAGGCCGGGCTAAGCCTGACCGTGGCGGCGCCGCTGGCGGCCCTTTCGGCGGCGCAGGTGGCTGCCCAGCTGCGCGGCTTGCAGCAGCAAGACCAGATCGACGCGCAGGCCGAGAAACAGCGCATTACTGGCTTGGTGCAAACCAGTCTGGTGGCCCGCATGAGCGCGGCCGAGCAGCGCCAAGACACTGACCGCGAAAACCTACTGAGTGCGGTGGTCTGCAATGCGGCCGCCGTCATTTCCCTGCAAACCCTTGTTGTTCAACATATCCATGGAGCCTAAGGCCAATGAGTCTTGAATCTGATGTAGCCAACCTGGTTACCAAAACCAACGACCTGCTCACCTACTTCAACGGCAAAAAAACGGCGATCGACACGGCCGTCAATGCTGCAATCGCTGCCATTCCGGCCACCGCCCGGGTTTGGTGGGTGGACCAGGTGGCCGGCTCGGACAGTAACGCGGGCAATACTCGTGAAGCGCCTTTCAAAACCATCGACAAGGCGATGGCATCCACGCCGAATTCGGGCAGCTGCCAAATCAACCTGCTGAGCGACTACACGCTTAACTATCAGGTGGTATCCAGCTGCGCCTATGTCTATATCTATGGCGGCATCCTGTCGACGGCGCCAAAGTTGAAGGTCCAGTATTACCAGCAGACCGACACTAACCAAGTGGTGCAAACCATGCTGGGCGGCTTCTTGATGTCGACCCAGTATTCGCAGATCGAGATCCGCCAGGTCGAGATTGTGCTGCCTTCGAGCGTGGGGGTGTCTCCGGTACCGAGCAACATGCGTTTTTGTTCGCTCATCCGCACCAACGCCGGTTCTAACTTGCCGCCGCTGCTGGGCGTTTCCTTGGAAACGCTGGCCATCACCATGGATGCGTCATTCATTGGCTGGCTCATTGGTAGCAGTACAACCCCTGTTTCGCTGAATGCCAACTCGGTGACCTTCCCCAGCGGGTTCGGCGGTAAGTATGTCAACGGGGTGGCGGCCGGCACCGACCCGAAAACGCTCAATTACCTGATCACCAACTTGACCGCTCTTTAAGGATCTTCCATGCAAAAGCAAAACCTCAACGTGACCTACAAAGGCCAGCCCCTGGTTGGCTTCGATTTCGAATTACTGCCGCTGCCTGCTGCGTTGACCGTAGCGTGCCAGCAGATTGACCAAGCAGCGGATCAGGCCCGCCGTATGGTGCTGGTCGACCCGCTGCGGGCCCTGGAATATCAAGTGGCGGCCCAAGAGGCCCAGTCATTCGCTAGTGCCGGCTACGCTGGCGATGTTCCGCCGTCGGTGCAGGCCTGGATGGACGCGGCCGAACTGGATGCCCAGGCCGCCGCCGATAGCATCCTAGCCGAGGCTGTTGCTTGGAAAGAGGCGCTGTATGAGATTCGCGCCCTTCGCTTGAGGGGCAAGCAGGATGCCCTCAAGGCGTTATCGCATGCAGCGGCTGAGACAATTGCTGATGCTGCCATTGCCGGCATTCAAGCCTGTATCAAAGGCGTCGGCAACGCCGCCTAACCCAGCTGCTACACCGTCAACCCCAAGGGCCGCTAAGCGGCTTTTTTTGTGCCTGGAGGGCACACATGAACCGAACCCACCTTGAGCACGTCGTTGCGGCGCTGCTGATCATGGTCGCCGCGTGGGGCCTGCTGGCCCTGCTGGGCATCCCGGCTGGCCATTGGGCCGGCGCCTTCGCCGGCGTGTTCTTCTTCGTCGGTCGCGAGTACACCCAGGGCGAGCGCAACCTGGCGCACGTCGAGTCGGTGCACCTGACCCATCTGCGCTGGTACGACGGGCTGCGCTTCTGGCGATGGACGCCAGACGGGCGGCTTGACCTGCTGCTGCCCTTGGTCGTGTGTCTGGTCGCGGCGCTGCTGGTGCAGCTGCTGCTCTGACCTCGATCCCTGCAGCCCCGCCTGGCGGGGTACACCCCATTCAATCCTGAGCCGCGCATGTCGCGGCTCTGTGCTTTCTGGAGCTTTCCCATGGCTGGATTCTTTCACGGCGTTACCGTAACGAACGTCGACACCGGCGCGCGCAGCATTGCGTTGCCGTCGTCCTCGATCATTGGCTTGGTCGACACCTTCACCGAGGGCGCGCCGGCAACGGCCAAGTACAACGACCTGGTACTGATCACCAACGAGCGCGAGGCGGTCGCCGCCTTCGGTGCTGACTCGGCGATCACCAAGGCCTGCCGGGCCATCTACACCCGCGCCAAGGCCGTTATCGTCGCCTGCGGTGTGGCCAAGGCGGCCGACGCGGCCGCGCAGACCACTTCTATCATCGGCGGCACGCTGGCCAACGGCAAGCGCACCGGCCTGCAGGCGCTGCTCGATGGCAAAAGCCGGTTCAACGCGCAGCCGCGCCTGTTGATCGCGCCCAAGCACACCTCCACCCAGGCGGTCGCTGCTGCTGCCATCGCCCTGGCCGACAAGCTGCGCGCTATCGCCATCATCGACGGCCCCAACACCACCGACGACGCGGCGGTGCTGTACGCCAAGAACTTCGGCGCGAAACGCGCGTTTCTGGTCGACCCCGGCGTGCAGTATTGGGACGCCACCAGCGGCGCCGGCGCGACGGTGGACGCGCCGGCGTCGGCCTGGGTGGCCGGCCTGTTCGCCTGGACCGATAGCGAATACGGCTTTTGGGCCTCGCCGTCGAACAAGGAATTTGCGGGCATCACCGGCACCACCCGTGCGGTGGAGTTTTTGGACGGCGACGAGTCGTGCCGGGCCAACCTGCTGAACAACGCCAATATCGCCACCATCATTCGCGATGACGGGTACCGCCTGTGGGGCAACCGCACCCTGTCGACCGATGCGAAATGGGCGTTCGTCACCCGCGTGCGGACGATGGATATCGTCATGGACGCGATCTTGTACGGCCACAAGTGGGCGGTCGACCGCTCGATCACCGCGACCTACGTCAAGGACGTGACCGAGGGCCTGCAGGCGTTCATGCGCGACCTCAAGAACCAAGGCGCAATCATCAACTTCGAGGTGTACGCCGACCCCGTGCTCAACACGTCCAGCCAGCTGGAGCAGGGCAAGGTGTATTGGAACATCCGATTCACCGACGTGCCGCCGGCTGAAAACCCCAATTTCCGCGTCGAGGTCACCAATCAATGGCTGACCGAAGTCCTCGACACCGCCGCTTAAGGAGCGCACCCCATGGCAATGATTCCCGAAACCCTGGCCAACCTGAACCTGTTTGTTGACGGTGTGAGCTTCCAGGGCGATGTACCCAGCCTGACCTTGCCCAAACTCACGCTCAAGACCGAGGAACACCGCGCCGGCGGCATGGATGTACCGGTGGAGCTGGATATGGGCATGGAGAAGCAAGAAGCGAACTTCACCACCACCGGCGTGCGTCGCGAGTCGCTGAAACTCTTCGGCCTGGCTGACGGCACCGCCTTCAACGGCACGTTCCGGGGCGCCTTCAAGGGCCTGAAAGGCGCGATCAAGCCGGTTGTCGTCACCCTGCGCGGCCGCTTGAAAGAAGTGGATATGGGCGACTGGAAGCCCGGCGACAAGGCCGAGATCAAGCACGCCATCGGCCTCACTTACTACAAGCTGGAAGTCGACGGCCGCCTGGTCTACGAAATCGACCCGCTTGGCATGCGCCGCGTTATCGATGGCGTCGACCAGCTGGCCGAACAACGCACCGCCCTGGGCCTGTAACCCCCTCCCTGCATACAAGGACACCGCACCATGACCACCGCAAAAAATCCTGCCTGGCTGACCCTCGAAAGCGACCGCGTGACCGTAACGCTGAGCAAGCCCACCGAGTTGAACGGCATTCAGGCCGACCGTATCACCCTGCGCGCCCCGACCGTGCGCGATATCCGCGCCGCCGGCGCTACCGGTGGCGGCGACGACGAGCAGCGCGAGCTGAACCTGTTCGCCTCGCTCGCCGAGGTCGGCAACAAGGATCTGGAGGGCCTGGCCCTGAAAGACTACACCCGCTTGCAGACCGGATATTTTCGCCTGGTGCAAGACGACGAGCTTTGACCCCAGGGTGCAGAAGCAGCTGGCCAAGCGGCTGGCTGCTGAGCTGAATTTCTCGGCTGCAGAAATCACCGACATGGCCTACGCAGACATGGTGTGGTGGCTCTCAGACTGAGCCATTAGGGGGTTAACCGATGGCAAGAATGCAGTTAGCGCTGGTAATTGGCGGCGCCGTCGCATCTTCGGTCGGCGCCGCGTTTAAGACGGTCGAAGGCCGAATCCAGAAGCTGGAGGAAAAGGGCAACAAGGCCAAGGTGCTGAAAAGCACCATTGGCGAAACCATGAAGCTGCAGGCCGAGTGGAAGCGGGCGCACGACAGCGGCGCCGCCGGCGCCGATAAGTTGCTGCGCCGGCTCAACGGCAACTTAGACGCGCTGCGCCGGCAGGGCGTCGAGGTCGGCCGCCTTGGCCGGGAATACCAGCGCCTTGGCCGTGAGGCGCGGTCCGCCGACCTGCAGGTCAAGGGTCATCAGCAGATCAGCCAAGGCAAATCGGCGCTCAAGACCAACATGGGTGCCGCTGCGGTTGGGGTGGGCCTGACGGCCGTGCCGACCAAGATCAGCGCGGACTATCAAGCGATTATCCGTGACATTGCGATCAAGGCCGATGCGGTCAACAAGCCCGAGGAAGTGCAGCTAAGCCGGACGGTGATCCAGACGGCCACCGATACCGGCATGGCGCGCAATGATGTGGCCGACCTGATCAACCAGTTGGTCGGTGCCGGCATGGAGCTGGACAAGGCCATGGCCTACGCGCCGACGGCGGCCAAGTTCGCCGTTGGCCAAGGCGCCTCTGGCGTCGATACGGCCAGCATGATCATGGCCCTGCAGCAAAACGCCAAGATCAACGATCCCAAGGTTATGCAGCAGGCCCTGGAGGCCATTGCTTACCAAGGCCAGGCGGGCAGCTTCGAAGCCAGCGACATGGCCAAGTGGTTCCCGCAGCTGTTGGCCGGCATGGAGAAAAACGGGATTACCGGCCTTGAGTCGGTCACGTCCCTGGGTGCCATGCTGCAGGTGCAAATGAAGACCGCCGGCAGTTCGGACGAAGCCGCCAACAACTTCAAAAACTGGATGGAGAAGATCGGCGCCGGCGACGTGGTGAAGGCCTACAAAGACGTAGGCATTGACTATCAGGCCTCGCTGAACACTGGCCTGCAGAAGGGCATGAGCGTTATTGAGTCGTCCATGTCCTTGGCGATGAAGTACGTAGAAGCCACCGACCCGGCCAAGGCCAAAAAGATCAAGGACGCCCAGGCCGGAATCGACAAGGAAGTTGACCCGGAGAAGGCGAAAGCGGCGCTTGAGGCCCTGGAAAAGACCCTGCGCACCGGCGACCTGTTCGCCGACATGCAGGTCAAGGCGGCGCTAACCGCCTATGCGCAGAACCGGGGGCTTTACGCCGAGCTTAAGGCCGATTCGCAGAAGGCCACGGGCATTCTGGACAAGAACCTGGCCGAGCGCCGCGAAACGTCCTCCCAGCGCTGGGCCGAGCTTGGCCAGGCCTGGAGCGATTCGATGCGCAGCGTGGGCGATGCCATTCGGCCGGCGACCGACGCCGTGGCCCAGGGGCTGACCGCCGTGCTGCAGGGCATGACCACCTTGTCGGACAAGATGCCGGCGGTGGTCATGGGTATTGCGGGCCTGACGGCGGCGGTCGGCGCCGTGCTGGCTGTGCGTAGCGCGGGCAAGGTCGGCCTGGGTGCGCTCAACGTCGCACGCGGCCGCGCCTGGGGGCACCGGCGCGGTGGCAAGGTCGCCGAGGCGCCGGCTGAGTTGCCGGTACCCAAGACCGGCAGTCGTGTGCTCGACACCGGCCTGGGCGTGCTGGGCAAGGTGTTTGGTCGGGGTGGCGGCGCTGAGCCGCTGTCAGAGGCCAGCAACGACCCGCAGCGCGTGTTCGTGGTCAATGCCGATGCCATCGGCCGGCTGGGTGGTGCCGTCGCTAATAACGGCCCTGCAGAGCCTGCCAGCCGTCGTGCGCGCCGTCGGCGCCGGCGCCGTGCCGGTTCGCTGACTGATTCGCGCCGCACGCCCAGTGTTGCGCCCCCGGTGCGGGTGGCTCCCGTTGCGGCTCCGGTGGCACCAGTAGCGGCCAGGCCGGCACCGATGCATCTGCCGGCAGCGGGCGTTTCAGCGCTCGCCGGCGCCGGCGAGGTGGCGGGCGAGGCCAGCAACCTGGGGCGCATGGTGCGCAGTGTGCGTGGCGTGACCAAGGCGGTCGCCAAGCTGCCTGGCGGCAAGTTGGCCGACGTGGTGCCGGGCGCCCTGGATGTTGCGTTGAACGCGGAAACCCAGGACGAGAAGGCCGAAGGGTATGGCGGGGTGGCCGGCAGCATGGCCGGTGCCTGGGCAGGTGCTGCTGCAGGTGCGGCCATTGGTTCGTTCGTACCCATCATCGGTACGGCTGTGGGCGGTGCTGTAGGCCTGGCCCTGGGTGGCCTGGGCGGAGAGGCTTTTGGTGGCTGGCTGGGCAAAAAGCTGTTTGGCGAGGACAAGGCCCCTGACGCGGCCGAGGACAAGCCGCAGACCCAGGAGGCACCCAAGGTCGAGGTTCCGCAGATCGGCGCCGCCGTGCAGCCCAAGGCGCCGGCCATTGGCGAGGCGGTGCGCGCCAAGCCCCCGGTTCCGGCCGAGGACAAGCTGCAGGCCAAGCCGGCGCCCAAGGTTGAGGTTCCGCAGATCGGCGCCGCTGTGCAGCCCAAGGCGCCGCCGGCGGTCGAGGCTCCGGCCATTGGCGAGGCAGTACGCGCCAAGCCTGCAGCACCGGCCGAGGCGCCCGCCATGGATGCCAAGCCGGAAGCTGCGCCGGGTGCGGTGGTGCGCGCCATGGTCAAGGAAGCCCCGCCGCCGGCGCCGCTGCCAGAGGTGGCCAAGTCGGCCGCCCCGGCGAAAGCGCAGGCGCCTAAGCTCGATCAAACCATCACCTTTTCGCCAACCAACACCATCACGGTCAATGGCGACGTGAAAGACCCTGCGCAGCTGGCCCGCGAGCTGGAGCCGTACAACCGTGCACAGTTTGAGC